CCAGTGCTGCGTTGTAAACGCGGTACGCTCCAGCAAGTTCCGCGCGGCTGACTGCCGCCGAGAACCTGCTGTAGGACCACCCTGACCCAATGGGGTTCGGTGGAGGCGCGACAAACTTCGCCCTCCTCCTCCATTGCCTCCAGGCAGTGGAGACCGAACGTATCGTAGGTGGAAGGAGTGAGTCAGGGCGTGCAACGGTCGCTGGACCAGATGCCTTATAGGCCTGGAGATTAAGCCAGTCCTCAGTCATCGGAATCCAGCGCCCGAGCATGCCCCTAGAGTGGAGGTCCTTGGTCGCGGACTTGTGCATACGGAGTATACCCGTGCGAATAGCATGGGCAGACCTCGTAGACCAGGCCGCGACAGGCGGTGGGTGCGAAGTTACCATCTTCGCAACCATCCATGAGCCAGCAAGGGTCTGAGGAGCGGGGACTTTAGGTGGGAAACCCACCCCCCCTAGCTCCCTTGGAAGGAAGAACGGAACGCCAGCACGAATCCACCTCTGGCCGCGGCCGCTTAATGCGGACCACAGCCCTCGGCGGTAACGTGCACGTTCCACAGGTCGGAGAGCGTCAGCGAAGGAGTTCGCAGAGGCAAACGCCACTACGTCTCCGTCAAAGACGCCACGGGGGATTCTCGCACAGTGGACGATGCGTAATGCACCGCCTCGAACTGTGTAGAGATTCTCGGCGAAGACCCCCCCGCACGGGGTCACGAAGGACTTCGTGCGGTTGATCAGGAATCCGGCTGCCTCCATATAATGGAAGTAGCTTTCAACCTGGTCAGGGGTTCCAACGCCGATAAGGTCGTCCCCTCTGATCCGAAAGTCGCGCAAACCGGAAAGGATTGCGAGCTCACGATGGAGGAGGTTGAGCAGGGACCACGGAAGTGGATTCCCCATCAACCAACCCCGGGAGCTGACAATTTGTTTCCCGTCTGGATAGCGCAAAGTGTAAGGGCCTAATGCCTCTACACCCGACGCAAACCAGCGGTCCGAGAGCCCTAGGGTTGAGCAGATAGCCGAAAGAATCGGCACTACCCAACCGTGGGGCACAAGGTCCGTTGCACGGCTAAGGTCAGCGGAGACGACCGTCTCCCCACGGAGCACCCGCATGCCACCGGCTGGGTCGTCGGACTGGCCAAGGTCAAACCTTGGATCAGCCTTCAGAACCGGCCAAATGGTATCACGGAGCCCGTGCCCGACCAGAATGGAAGGGGCGGATAGTGGTGTG